CGAGGGCGAGAGCGAGGGCGCAGCCGCTCGTCGGATGCTCTTCTATGACGAGCAGCCCATCCCCGAGGGCGTCGATGGCGAGTGACCCGGTAGCCAGCGACGAGGTCCTCGGGCAACTCGAGCGCGGGGCACTGGCGACGCTGGCCAAGAAGGCGAACGAGGGCGACGCCGTGGCCGCCCGCACCCTGCTCAGCCATCTCGGCAAGATCCGCGGCGCGGTCCCTGCCCCGTCTCCGAAGGGTCGGATCAGTCTCGTCGACGACGCCGGCGAGGCTCGGGCGCTCATCGCCGAGGCCAAGGGCACCCGGGTTTCGCGCATCGAAGATCTCGAGGTCGGCGACCCGCCACCTGTGCCCGGTCCAGACCTGGAGCCGGCTGACTTTCTGGCGTCGCTGTATCAGATCCTTGCGTTCACTCTCTCGCTGGAGCTGGCTCGGAACCGGACGCAGAACGTCTCGAGGATGGTCTCGGAACTGCAGGACCTGTATGCGGAGATGGCGAAGGGCAAGAACCCTCGGCGCCGCTCGGTCTGGGAGTCTGATGTCATCGAGCGCGAGAACCGCTTCGCCGCCGCGATGAGGACCGCCCCGCCTGAACTGCTTGACGCTGCGCTCACGGAGATCCAGCGCCGGCGGCACGATGACGACGTATGACGTCCACCCGGACATAGCCGAAGCGCTCGACCTCGGTCGCGATTGGCCGCTCGCTCGGTGGGAGGCATGGGACCACGGCGCGTCGAGGACATCGCAGAAGCGCGCACTGCAGGCCATCGTTGGCGCCCGGCTCCTGCTGATCTGGGGCGGGAACAAGAGCGGCAAGACCGCGCTCAACCTGGTCCTCGGGCTCTGCTATGCGCTCGGCGGCGACCATCCCGCAGTCCAGTCGTTCATCAGGCTGAACGACTTGCCGCTCGACCTCATCCCGCCAGGACCCGGCGTGACCTGGTTCTTGGCGCCGACTCACGACGACTCCAAGCGCTACCACCGGGGCACGGTCGAGGCCCTCGCTGGGATCGACGAGGCCGACAAGGGGTGGCTCAACCGACGAGCAGGGCAGGAGGCGACGCTCGAGATCTCCGTCCCAGGCTACTCGACGCCGGCCAAGATCGTGTTCAAAGCTCACAGCCAGGGAGTGAACGGCATGAAGGGCGACCGCATTCGGTATCTCGGCGTGGACGAGGAGGCGCCCGAGCCGATGTTCAACGAGGCCCGAAAGCGTCTCGCCGAGGAGGCCAAGGGGCGGCTCGTGTTCTCGATGACCAACGACCCGCACTCCGACATCGACTGGCCCAAACGGCGATTCGTTGAGAACCGCGAGCGCGGCAGTGCGAATGTCAAGATGTGGAACGAAGACAATCCTCACGTCCCCGAGGGGCTGATGGATGACCTCACGGTCGGGATGACCGAGGCGGAGATCGCGGCCGCGAAGTATGGCGATTTCACCACGATGAAGGGTCTAGTCTGGCCCGACTTCGATCACGGTATCCACGTCGTCCAGGACCGGCCCATCCCTGGCTCGTGGCCACTGTACGGCGGCGGCGACTTCGGATTCAACAATCCCAACGTGCTGCTCTGGGGCGCAGTCAACGACGACGGTATCCTCGAGGTGTATCGCGAATACTGGCGCGCTCGGGTCGCTGTCTCGGTGTTCGCTGGAGTCGCCAAGACCATCACCGACGACGCCGGCGAGCTGTTCATCAAGATCTTCTGCGACTCGTCCAAGCTCCAGGATTATGCCGAGATGCGCGAATCTGGGCTGCCCGCGTTCCCGGCATATCGCGACGTCGAGACAGGCGTGACAGCGGTGAGCGTGCGCCTCTCACTGCACCCTCCGACCGTGCTCATCCATCAGTCCTGCGTGCGTCTGATCAACGAATTGGGCGCCTATCGCCGCGACGCTCGCGGGAACATTATCAAGCGGAACGACCACGGCTGCGACGCGCTGCGATACCTGGTCAAGGGTGTCGACGATGACGACGGCGGCGACGAAGACTGGACCGAGGCGTTAGACTCGGGCGAACTGGAGCAGGAAAACCCATGGCAGATCTAAACGACCGGACCCTGTTTTCACGGATGACCCTGGGCGCGTTCGACTCGGCGCCGGTCGAAAGCGTCGACATTTCGAAGTATCAAGACGAGACACCCGAGTCGGTCGATGGTGACGTCGAACTGGGCAGCACCGGGCTCAAGAGGTCGGGCGGCAACCTGTACGACGAGTGGCTGCGACAGCTACAGGGGCAGAAGGGGATCCGCACCTTTCGGGAGATGGCCGACAACAACCCGACGGTGGGCGCGACCCTCTACACCATCGAGTCGCTCATCCTGCAGGCGCCCTGGCATGTCGAGGCGGCGGCGTCCGACCCAACACCCGAGCAGATCGAGGTCGCCGAGTTCCTCCGCGGCGCGCTCTTCGACGACATGACCCACACCTGGCAGTCGTTCCTCTCAGAGGCGCTGTCCTGCGTGACCTACGGCTGGTCGTTCTTCGAGGTCGTCTACAAGATTCGAGAAGGCGACGCCAGCCGATACGACGACCGCCGCGTCGGCTGGGCGAAGTGGGCGCCTCGAGGTCAGGAGACGCTCGACCGGTGGGCATTCGACGACGTCGGCGACACTCTCGGTATGCACCAGAGCGACTACTCGACGGGGCGGACGGCGTTCATCCCACTCGCCAAGGCGCTGCTCTTCACGTTCCGCAGCCACCTCAACAGCCCAGAGGGTCGCAGCGGGCTGCGCAGCGCCTATCGCCCCTGGTATTTCCTCAAGAAGATGCAGGAGATCGAGGCCATCGGCATGGAACGAGACCTCGCCGGGCTCCCTGTCATCGAGGCGCCTGTCGCCATCATGTCGAGCACGGCAACCGCAGTGCAGCGGGTCATCAGGGCCGGGTTGTTCAAGATCGTGAAGTCTATCCGTATGGACTCACAGATGGGCGTCGTGATGCCATCCGAGACCGGGGACGACGGCAAGCCGTCCGGGTACAAGCTGCGACTCCTGTCGACCGGCGGCAAGCGAGCGAGCGACATCGGGGCAGCCATCGACCGATACAGCAAGGAGGTCGCCATGACCCTGCTCACTCAATTTCTGTTCCTCGGGATGGACCGTACTGGCTCGTTTGCCCTCGCTGACTCATCCACTGACATCTTCGCCGTCGCGCTCGGCGCGACCATGGACCGCATCACCGACACCGTGAACAGGCACGCGATCCCGCCGCTGATGAAGCTCAACGGCATACCTGAGAGCGATTGGCCGAGGCTTGTCCACGGTGACGTCGAGAGCCGCGACCTGTCCAAGCTGGCGGACTTCGTGGTCAAGCTGAGCGCCGTCGGGGCGATGTCCACCGAGGACCTCGAGCCGTATCTGCGCGAGATCGCGAACCTCCCGAAGCGAGGCGAGTCGGCCAACGTCGAGGACGTGAGACGCCCGTCAATCACGATGCCCCTGCCTCCCACCCAGTCCAACGGGAACGCCCCGACGGAGGACCAGCCATGACCGAAAAAGCCGACGACCCCCGAGACGCCCGCGCCGCGATGTCGAGCGAGGAATCCGTGTGGCTGTCCGTCGAGGTGCCCGACGCTGACCTTGTGAGCGAGGCCCGTGCTGCGGTCGAGTGGGCGCTCGGTATCGAGTTGATCGACGTGCCAGCGCCGCACGTCACCCTCCTATTTGTTGGCAACGTCCCAGCCGATGCCACCAGCGCGCTCGTCGAGGCTGCGACCATTGCGACAGGCGCCCTGGACCCCTTCGACTTCCCCGAAAGCAGCGACGTCGGCAGCTTCCCGCCGGGCTCCGATGGGCGCACCGCTATCGTGGTCCACCTCGACCCCGTAGATCTGCTACCTCTGCACGTCCGACTCCTGACTGCGCTCGCGCCGTGGGTGACAGCTCAGCAGTTCCCCGAGTACAAGGCTCACATCACGCTCGGGTATGCGCCGTCAGGGGTTGCTGTGCCCGAGGTCTTCGGCATCACCGTGGCCGACTCTTTCGGTCGAGCGTCGGCCGTGACGATTCGACGCGGCGGTGTAGTTCTCGCTGCCCCGAAGCTCGGGGATGTGGTCAAGCGCGCAGTCGACATCACCGCGACGTCCAAGATCTGCAAGGTCGACGCCCCTCGCCGGCTGTTCACTGCTATCGTCCTGGAGCCCTGGGACGGCGACCCCGAGACCGCCGACGAGTCGAGCGACACCCAGGACGATGTCGTCACCGCTGCCGAGATCGAGACCGCGGCCTATCTGTTCCTGCGCCACTTCGGCCAGGGCGAGACATTCCTCGGATTCATGCACGGCGACGACCCAGCTCCCCTCGAACTCGCCGAAAGTTGGATCGCCAGAGTCGACCTTGACTTTGGCAACGGCGAGAGTGCCAAAGCGGGCACCTGGCTGATGACAATCTACGTGGTCGACGACGCGCTGTGGGCCGGCGTTCTAAGCGGAGAATACGACGGGCTCTCCATTCGTGGAGCCGGATACCGCACCGAGGTCTGACAATAGGGTGCCAAACCTGAATTGTCAGTGACAGTTTGACCCTCCAGTGACATTGGCCTATACAATGTCACCGGAAGGGAAAGAATGACCACTGCGCTCACGGAGATCCAGCCCATCGAGGTATCGCTCGTCGACCGACCAGCGAACGCCAGGCCGATCCTCGTGACCAAGCGCGACGGTCAGAAGGCCGACATCATAGCCCTCGCCGCTGCCGTCGGGATGTCCGACGAGTCGGTCGAGAAGATCAACGAAATCACTCGCAAAGCGGAGGCCGCAATGGCTGACGAAGAAGTGGCCAAAATGGAATTTGACGCCGACCAACTGGCGGCACTCGCAGCCGCCGCGACCGGAGAAGCGGACGAGGCTCAGACGGAGATCGTCACGAGCTTGCTCGCCCAGCTCGCCGAAGCCGGCGGGATCTACCCGAAACCCGAAGCCATCGAACAAGCCGATGAGGAGGCCGCAGTGGCCGCCGAGACCGTGATTGAGATGTCCGATGTCGCCAAGGTGGAACTCGCCAAGCGAGACACCGAGATCGCCGAACTCCGGAAGAGCTTCACGGCTGAGCGGGACATCCGACTCACCGCTGAATTCGTGCAGAAGGCGGCTGACTACACCAACATCTGTGAGCCGAAGACTCTCGGGCCCGTGCTCAAGCGAGCCAGCGAGTCGATGACCGATGCTGACTATCAGGTCCTGACGAAGGTCCTCGAGCAGAGCCAGCGCATCGCCAAGGCTTCCGCCATCTTCACGGAGATCGGCAAGAAGGCGACCGGCGGCGACAGCAGCGACCCCGCAGACCAGATCGAGGTCATCGCCAAGCGGCTGGTCTCCGAGGGCACGGCGTCGAACATCTTCAAGGCCCGCGCCATGGCGCAGGCCGACAACCCCGCGCTTGTTCGCGCGATGAATGAGGACAACTGATCATGGCCACCTCCATCCTCAATTTCGCGTTCACTGTTCCCGTCGCCGCAGCCGGCGCCTCGAACCAGTACAAGCTGATGACGTTCGACGCATCCGGCGACGCTGCCTTGGCTTCTGCCGGTGGTGACGTCGAGGGCGTGATGCAGAACACCCCCGCCGCCATTGGCGACGCTGCCGAGCTGTGGCGAGGAGGCATCACCAAGGCTCACGCCGGTGCTGCCGTCTCCATCGGCGACAACATCGCGAGCGACGCGACCGGGCGGGCTGTTACGGCTGTCGCCGGCGACTCGATCGTCGGTGTCGCACTCACCGCAGCGGGCGCCGCCGGGGTCATCTTCTCGATGCTCCAGGTCGACCGCTCCGACGCTGGCAACGGCGCGCTGTCTCGAGTGCTCGCCGACGTCGCGAGTGGCGCCGCGCTCTCGGTTGCTGGCAACGGGCAGACCCCGATCGTCACAGTGGGCGCGGAGACGCGCACCATGGCCGACGCCTCCTATGCTGGTCAGCTTCGGTTGCTGTATTTCAAAACCGACGGCGGCGACTGCGTCATCACGTTCGCCTCGCCGATCGACCAACTCGGCACCCTGACCTACACGTTCGACGATGTCGGCGAGTATCTACTGCTCGTCGGTGTCGAGGACGGCGCCGACGTCGAGTGGCGCATCGCGGGACAGGACAACGGGCATGGCTCCGACGAGAATGTCATCGCCGATCCCGGCACTGGCGTGGCAATCCCAGTCACTGCGTCGGGGTCCATCGCGATCACGACTGCGGCGGCGGAGACCAACACGCTCGCCATCCCGACGTTCGTCGGTCAGCGCCTCACGCTGTTCGTCGATACCTACGCGGTCGGCGACCGAGTCGTCACGGCGGCGAGCGCGATCAACGTCGCGAACAACACCATCATGACCTTCGGCGCTGTGTCGGAGTCGATCACTCTCCAGGCGATCACAGTCGCCGGGGCTCTGGCCTGGACGATTGCCGCGAACGATAACGTCTCGCTCTCGTAGTAAACCTCTGGCGCCTCTGGGTGCCCAACTTCTCCTGAGGGTATTGAAAAATGGGAAATCCAACCCGCTCCGCCGTCCATGTTTCCGCCGCCCTGACCAACGTCGCAGTGGCCTGGCGCATGGATAATCCGGGAGTCGCCTCACAGGTGTTCCCGGTCGTGCCGGTCTCGAAGTCCATCGACGCGTACCACATCTGGGACCTTGACGACATCCTGCGGCGCGAGGCCAAGATCCGTGCGCCGGGCAGTGAGTCCGCCGGCTCTGGTGTGCGCATCACGAACACCACCTACCAAACTCACAAGTTTGCGTTGCATCACGATATGCCGTGGGACACCGAGGAGGAGGCTGACGAGTCTGTGATGTACGAGGCCAACATGACTCAGTACCTCATGGCCAACGTGACCCGTCAGGCCGAGTTCGAGTGGGCGGCCAAGAACTTCGTTGCGGGCGTCTGGGGCACTGACAAAGAGGGGGCGGCAGACGCTGACTTCGTCCAGTGGCAGAAGACCACCAGTGACCCGATCGTCAACATTCGGGCGTTCAAGCGCCTGGTCCAGAAGCGCACCGGCTACAAGGTCAACACGGCGACGTTTGGCGCCGACGTCTGGGACACACTGCTCGACCATCCCGACATGATCGACCGCGTCAAGGCGACCGGCTCTCCGAGTCCCGGCGTCATCACCATGCAGCTCGTCGCCGAGATCATGGAACTCGACCGCGTGTTCGTTGCCGACATGGTCCACAGCACCAGCGAGGAGCAGGCAGCGACCGCCACGACTGCGTTCATCGTCAATCCCAGGGGCATCCTCCTCGCCTACGCGGCGCCGTCGCCGAGCCGAGAGATCCCGTCTGCGGGGTACACGTTCAGTCGCAAGGGTCGCACCGTCCCCAACGGCGGAACCGGCGTGAGTGTCAACCGCTTCGAACTCGAGAAGAACGAAGCCACCCGGATTGAGGCTCAGGGCGAGTGGGATCACAAAATCGTGGCCCCCGAGCTTGGCCTATTCATGGACAACGTGATCGCATAATGTACGTCGCTGGCAAACGGCTGGATATCCCTGGGCGCGGCATCGTCGAGCCGGGGACACCATTGCCTGAGGCTGCCGGCTGGAAGCGGATCCGGTCGTACCTCGACCAGCGGATCGTGGTCATTGTGCCAGACGTGCTATCTCCCGATGAGCCGCCGGGGTCCGCTGTGGTTCCCCTTCTTTCTGACGGCGGACTCCGTGCGGCTCTCATCGAGGTGCTCAAGAGTTCGAAGGCTCACAGTGCTGGCGACCTGTGGAACATCGCCCTGGCAGCCCCGGCGGCGTACCACCTGCCGAGCCGCCGGCCGCCGACGAAGAGGCGGACGATCGCTCTGCTCGCGGAGTGCGTCGGTCTAGAGGTCTGAGATGTCCTACGGCGGAAACCCAGGCGTCACAACCGCAGCCCAGCGCCGCGATGCTGTCTATCTCGCAGTCGGCGACACGGTCACGACTGCGCAACTCCTCACGGATGCTGAGGTCAATTGGTTCCTCGGCGCCTCCGACAATGGGATCTTGGCTGCCGCAGTCCTCGCGGCGCGCTCGATTGCGGCGTCGATCATGCGTCAGCCTCGTGTGGCCAATGGGTCGTCGAGCGTCGACCCGACCAAGACCGCTCAGTATTACCTCGACCTCGCTGTCGCCCTTGAGCTGTCGCTCACATCGATCGGAGTCACCGCGAGTATGGACGCGGGCGGCATCTCCATCGCCGACAAGGAGACGCTCGAGAGCGATTCGGATTGGGTACAGCCTGCCTTCGAAATGGGGATGGACGACCAGCCAGGTTCGTATCCCCGAACATCGGATGACTGCTGATGGGCGCGCCTGAGATCACAGACCTCGGCGAGATCATCGCCATCATCGAGGGGCTCATCGTCGGCGACGCTGTTCGCGGGATCCCTGCGCCGTCGCCAGCGCTCGGGCTCGGTGTCGGTGTCGACCTCACGACTGAGGTGACGCTCGGCGTCGGGATGATTCCAGGTCGACCGCTGAACCAGGCGGACTTCATTATCGACAAGGAGATCGTCGTCATCACGCCAGCGACGAAGAACGCCGGCGGCTCACGAGACGCCGGCTACGCGAATGCCGAGGACACAGTCGAGGTCGACGTTACTGTGTTCCTGCCCGCCACCGACAACACCGAAGATCAGCGAGTGGTGCGTAACAGCGCGTTTGTACTCGACTCACAGATCCGCGGTGCCATCCTCTCGCCTGACGTCCTCGAGCCCCTCGGTCTCGATCTGCGATGGGTGGGTACAGTGAGGCGGCTGGCTCTCAACACGGGCACGGCTGGGAGCGCGGCGTATGGCTCGGCGAAGGCTATTGTTATCAGGTCGAGTTATCGAATGAAACGGATTGAATCACTCACAGGAGGCTCGACGTGAGCATCACAAAAGGCACAGTGGACCAGGTTTCGAACTTCCTTCTGGCGAACGCCTCGCCTATCGGCGGCGGCGCATCCATGGGTGACGGGACCGTGGTCTCGGAGTCGTGGAGCACGGGGACCGGGACGAACCAATGGAACAAGGCGGGGACGTATGAATACACCCTGGCCGCCAGCGCGACGCAGTTGATCGACCTTCAGGCAGATCTGGGCCTCGATGGAGCGGCGCTGAGCCTTGTCGAGGTCCGGCACTTCCGAGCGCAGGGCGACTCGACCAACGTCGGGAACGTGACGATGGAGGTCGACGCGACCAATGGATGGGACGCCTGGCTCGATGGCGTCGGCGACATCGTCAACATCACGCCCAGCTCCACCCACGGGTTTACATGTGGCGTTGACGGCTCCTATGCCGTCGACGCGACCCACAAGGAACTCCTCCTGACCAACCTCGACGGCGTCAATGCGGCAATCATCCGCATCGAAGTCGTCGGCGTCAACGCATAGAGGTGCACAATGGCGAATAGATCCAGATGGACATCACGAGTCGGAGCCCTCACCCTGCGCTATTCGTCGGGCGAGTTCATGCTCTTGGAGCCGACCGAAGGCAACTGCTCGATCGGAGGCATGAACGCGGACAACTTCGAAGACGTCCAAGTGCGAAACCGCACGAAGCACGACGGGCACGCCGAGGGGTCTGACCTGGTTCAGGACATCTCATTCTCGCTCGAGATGCCACGCGAAACGCTGACCTCTGCGGTGGCCAAGCGCGTCATGGACGCATTTCTGAAAAAGGGTCTGTTCCTCGCCGCGACCTCGGTCGACTCGGTGATCAAGGGCTCCTGGATCCTCGACATGGACTTCTCGGACGGCGTCACAACTGGGCAGATCCGCTGTCCCGAGGTGACCGGCGAGATCTCATTCAGTGAGGGGACCGAGACGAACACTCTCGACTTCTCCGGGCGGTGCTTCCAAGCGCCGGTGTGGTCCTGATGGCGGGCGTGAGCTTCGGAGGCGGCTCGCTGCCTCACGAGACTTTCGGCTCGACCTCGAACGGGGTCGGCGCTGCTATCCTCCCAGCGGGCGGAGACGGGCGCGGCGTCGAGTTCACGCTCGACGGTCAGCGCTTCGTGGGGCGGCTCCCGCTGCTTCCTCGGGCGATGGCTATGGTATCCGCCTATCTGGACGGAGACGGGCACGACGTGGTCTGCATCAACGCTGCCGCGATTGCGATGTGCTATCACGGCATCGAGTCCCGAGTCCCGCACTGGCGGAAGGTCTACAAGCGCGATCTCGTCGAGTTTGGCGAGGCAGTGACCGACCATCTCATGCACCAGGGCGTGAGCGTCGAGGAGATCTACAACGTCGGCAACGCGCTGCGGCAGCAGATCTTCGACTCGATCCCGTCTCAAGAAGAGGTCGACGAAGAGCGCGAGGATTTTACGGCCCGCCCCCTCGACTCCTCCGACGGGGCCCAGACAGTCGACCCAAGCACGGACGAGCCCGCGCCGTAGAGCTCGCGTCGCTGCATCGGACGTATTGCGAGATCGGTGTCGAGTTGGGCGACACTCTCGCGCTATATCGGCTGCCTCGCGATGAGCAGATCCGTCGGCTGGCTCTCCGCGCTGGTCCGTGGTCTGACGACGAGATGCAAGCGCCGACCGTCTGGAGGGGCTGATGGGACGTAACAGCCGCCGCGGTGGCATGATCCGCATGGGCGTGGGCTTCGACGACTTCATCGACAAGCTCACGGTCGAGGGTATCCAACTCACTAAGGATCTGGTCGAGGAGACGCTCACCGACATCGCCGACAATGCGGCGGCGGCGTGGCCTGTCGGATCGACTGGGCGGTCGGCGTCCTCATTCCATGTCCGCATCGACGAGGGCGCGACGAAGATCTCAGGCGAGATCGTCAATGACTCCGGGTATGCGCCATACATCAACCACGGGCGGACGCTCCATGAGTTGGTTGTGGTCCCGTTCCACACTGCTGTGATCCTGCTCCCTGGCGAGATCTTGCGGCTATTGTCGGAGATAGACTGATGGCAGAACAAGACGCCGTATTCCGCATCTCGGCCGAGTTGGACGAATACAAGCGGATCCTCAGCAAGCTGCCGGACATCACCGACAAGGAGGCGAGATCCGCCGCGTCTCGGATGGCCCAACGACTCGCAGCGGCACAGATCTCCGCCGCCAAGCAGGCGACGAAGAGCGCCAAGCAGGCCGGCAACGCTTGGAAGGATGCGGGCGAATCTGCGAAGCAGGCAGCCGAGGGTATCGGCGGGACATTCGGGGCGGGTGCGGGTGGCGTCGAGAAGCTCGTCCGGTCGTTCGACGCACTGAGCAAGGTGGTCGGACCCATCCCCGCGGCGCTCGGCGCGGTCGGTCTGGGAATGGTGGGCATCACGTTGGCGGTCGGCGCTGGTGCAGCAGCGATCGTCGCTTTCATCAATTCCGCCGACGAGGCCATCGAGCGACTCGACGAGATCGCTGGCACCGAGCCGCTACCGGCGGCGACAATCCAGGCCCTGAAGGAGTGGGACAAGGCAGCGCTCGGCGCTGAGGCGTCGGGTCTGCGGCTCAAGGTCCTGCTCGCCGGCGAACTGGCCGATGCGTTTCAGGACTCAGTGCCGATCATGGCCGACGCTGCTGACGGGCTCGCTGATATGGTGGGCATCATCGGCCAAGCCAAGGGTCTGGCCGACTCGACCCGCCCAGCGCTCCGTGCGATGTCCAACGTCATCAGCCTCGGCGCATCAGAGATGGCGATTTACAGGCTCGGGCTCGATGACATGGGCGACAGGGGCAGGGCGGCTGCTGACGAACTGACCAACCTGGCGAAGTCAGCGACCTCGGTCAATCTCGCCCTCGAGCCCACGCTCAAGATGTTTGAGGCCATCGAGAAGGCAGACGCCGCCAAGGCGGCCAAGGCTCTGGCAGATGAGACCAAGGCGGCAGCGGCAGCGGCCAAGAAGCAGGCGGAAGCCCTCGCCGAGGTCAACTCATTCATCGCTGAGGAAGCGGCGTTCTTCCAGGGCCTGAAGGACGACGAGATCGAGCTTGCCGGCGTCGAGGCGAAGCGTGTCGCTGAGCAACTCGTCGCCGAAAAGGAACTGAGGACTGAGCGCCAGAAGGCACACGCTGAGCGCATTGATGCGGCGAACGCCGCCGCTGATGCGGCGAACGCCGCCGCAGAGGCTGAAGCAGAGCGCCGAAAGCTCACGGTGGACGGCGTCGCCCAACTCGCGAGCGCGTCCATCGGGCTGTTCGGCGAGATCGCCGAGTCGCAGATCGCAGCTCAGCAGGAGGTCGCAGACCGAGCCAAGGGCAATATCCAGAATCTACAGGAGCAGATCAAGTCGACATTCGACGGTCAGAAGGAGATGAGGACCGCCGAGGAGCAGGCCGCTGCGGAGTCGACTCGCGCCGAATTGAAGAGCAAGATCGCCGCCCGTCGTGCCAATCTGCAGGACGCGAGGCAGCAGGCCAAGAAGGCCGGCAAGGCTCAGAAGGCGCTCGGCCGTCTAGACGTCGGCGTGAACACGGCTGCGGCCGTCACCAAGGCGTTTGCGCTGTTCGGCCCCGGTCCAGCGGGCATCGCAGGCGCCGCCACCGCCGCGCTACAGGGCGCCACGCAGCTGGCTGTGATCAACCGCCAACAGCTCCCGCAGTTCCACACCGGCGACACTCCCACCGCCGCATCGTTCACTTCGACGCCCGACGAGACCCTGAGCCGCAAGGTGCCGGGCGAGTCGACGCTCAACAAGCGGGCCACCGATGCGATCGGGCGCGATGCCGTCGACGAACTGAACAAGACCGGCGGCTCTCGAATGGGGTCGACGACGAACACCATCATTCTCGACGGTCGGGTGATCTCGAAAGCAGTACGCCGCGACGTCGCGCGACGCGGTCCTGGGGCTCTCGGACTGAGGGGTGGACCCATCGGGATTCAGGATGTATTCGGGGCGGGTTAGACTGCCCATGGAGGCTCGATGGGCAACCGACTGACAGACACGATTCGCGGCATTGTGTGCAACTCGCAGCGCTGGGTACCTGAGAACCTCTCGGCGAACGACGCTGCCGCGCTGAACTCCGACTACACCGAGCTGGACCCGCGACCGGGCACGATGACGACGACCGACGCCCGCGCTCGATTGAGGCCCCAGGTCAGCAATGCGCAGGTCGGTGGCTCGCTCCTGCTCAAGGTCACTGACGGCGGGCTACCTGGGCCAGAGGGCGCAGCGATGTCCTATCGGCTGGACAAGGAGGCAGCGGACGCCGAGCGGGGTTGGAATCAGCCGAACCTGCTCGCCGGCTGGCCTGTCCAGGAGTGGTCCGACACGCTGGTGTATGACGACATGGACTGCGTCACCATCCCATCGACTCAGCAGGTCGTGGGGTTCGCTCAGGACGGTTCGGTTGCGGCCACGACTGCGCGGGCTCGAGTGTTCGACCCCGAGGACTGGACGTGGACCGCTGGCGCCCTGGTGCCATGGGGCATCAACAGCCGTGAGCAGGTCGTCGCTCTGGCGTACCTGCCAGGCGTCGACCGTGTGATCGCCATAGTGATGACCACAGTCGGCAACCCAATGCAGGTGTGGGCGACCGAAGATCTCGGGGTGACGTGGGAGGAGTATTCGCTCAAGCCAATCCGAGACCCTACGACCGATGTGAGCGGGCCGGGCTTCGGCGCGGGTATCAGTCGGGGCAGGGCCGCCGCGCAGCGTGACGGGTCGGTTCTGGCGACTCTACAGCCATTGATCAGCGGCGGTACTGAGAACGTCGCGCAGTTGGCGTCGTCAGATCTGGGCGTGACATTCACCCTGGTCGAGACTGCCGCAGCGCTCGGGACCAACGTCGATGTCTTCGCGCTGCCAGACGGGACCTACGCGGTGACGTTCATCGCCATCACCACAGGCTTTCCCCGGATTCGGATCCTTGGCTCGGCGTTCGACCCCATCTCCACGGCGACAGAGGTCGGCATCGGCTCGGTCCCGCTGGTGAGCATGACTGCGACAGTCGACGCAGACGGCACCATCTACGTGTTCGGCGGGCGTGACACCACATTTTCGAAGATCTTCGTGTGGAAGTCGGCCGACTATGGGCGGACGTGGACCGAGTTCGATTGGGGCCTCGTCGACACCGGAGATCTCAGCGCATATCCAATCCTGTTCTCGAGCTGCGCGACCGCTGGCTACATCCTCATCCAGCACCAGTGGACGGCCTCCGTCGGCAACGAAGACGGCTCGGTCGGTGTCATGCTCGCGGCGGGCTGGTCGAACCTCTCAGCCGTAGATGATGGCTTCTTTCGCAACTTCAACGGCGACCCAACCGATGGACCTCGGCAGTTCGAACGATTCAGCTACGGCGCCAAGACTGGGATCGAGTCCAACACCTGGCTGCCCATCGAGCGCCCGAGCGACACCATCTACACCGCAGCGGGCGGGCTCGGAGTGCTCGAGGCGCCTGGGGTGCTCAACATGACATCGGTCGGCGCGGGCGTGGACTCGATGACCTTCACCACGACGACTGGGATCGTCGATTGCGTGGTGCTGATGGAGATGGATTGCACTGTGCTAGGGAGCCAGGTCGCGATGGTCGTCGGCGCTGACATCGAGGTGTCGGACCCCGGCGTGCCGGTCTCGTACAATATTCAGATCAGAGTCAGCACGACGGGGTTCGCCGTCCACAATGTGCACGGCGCGAACATTGGGACGGTTGCGATCGACATGATCACCTCGCCACTGCAGATCGTCGTCCATCTGTTCTTCGATTCGACCGGAACGGTGGGGCGCCTGCGGACGTATTACCGTCGGCGAGGGGCGACGGTCTGGACTGCTGGACCTCAAGGCGACACCATCGCGAAGGCTGCCGCCGCCGCGAACCTCTCGCAGGTCATATTCTGCCATCACGCAGTGACAACGTCGGTCTCATACTGGACGCAGTTTAACTGGGCATTCGAGGGCGGCGTCGCATTCGGCGCGGACATGGTCGACGGAAAGCGCATCGCCGACCTGCCCTATCCGCTCATCGCGATGGGCAACACAACGACGGACGACAAGGCATTCGTCGCACTCCGCGGCGGGCCGGGCACACGGGGCGAGGTGTACACGGTCATCGCTGAGGCAGACTTCGGCGTGTACAACGTGTTCCCGACTGCGAGCCCATCACGGGACCGGGTATGGCAGACCGTCGACACCACGACTGCCCGTGTCTCGGTGGACATGGTCGAGTTCACCCGTGTCGGCAATTCGTGGGCGCTGGTGATCGGCGTGCTGAATGCAAACGTCAGACAGCTCACGATCCTTGCGTCGGTCGGCGGCGTGCCCTCGACGCTCGGGACATGGGACGGAGCGGTCGGATTCACTGCGCTCGACTACATCCTCGACGGCGACACACTCCACCCAGACGTGGCAACGACCCCAGGCGCTGGGCGGTGGCTCCAGGCCAACGAGATGGCGGGCGGGCACGTCGTGTTGCCCGGCGGCAAGGCGCGCACCATCCTGAGCAACTCCGCCGGGTACTGGGGACAGAACACCACTGTACTGCCTCACATCCGGCTCGAGGGTATTGACGGCACCGAGGCTGCGACAGGCGCTGTCGACATCTGCGCCCCGTCTGGGTTCATCGTGTTCCACCTCGCCGAGGTCTTCTACAAGGATTTCCAAGTGCAGATCGGCGCCGCCCAGGCGACCGCCAGCGGGAAATACTCCGTCGGCAATCTGCTGGTCGGGTCGCTCACTGTGCCAGGCAAACAGTGGTCGGCTGGTTGGTCCCTGGGCTACGCGCCGAACTACAGCGCGACGGTCGACCCTCACGGCACCGAGTACCGTCAGCAGCGAGGGCCAGAGCAGAGGTCCTATTCATTCGCTTTCCCCGACGGCGTCAAGTTCCACGACCTCCGCGGCGCGTCTCCTGACCCCAATTACATCGCCTCGACGGTGGGCCTGCCGCTCGCCGCCAAGGACGACGTCCTGGGCAATCTGGTGGCGCTGCTCATCGAGTCCAAGGGCTTCACTTCGCCGTGTATGCTGCTCGCCGAGGTGCCTGACGCGAACGCCGTCACCGTGACCGACCCAACGCTGTGGGTATACGGGCTGCTCACGGGGAGCATCCAGGCCGATAACGTGCTCGGAAACGAGAACTCAAACGAGTTCTATCGGGTCAGCGGGCTGGTCCTGACCGAGGTCCGATAGGTGCCCGGAGTCAGCAGAGCCATAGCGAGGAACCAGCGCGGGATCTGGCTCGTTGAGATCGACGTCGGTCGAGTGTTCCGCTTCGCGCTCGAAGCCGTGACCGTCGTCAACATCGCGGGCGAGTCGCTGCGATACTTCGGCGGGCTGTCCGACTTCGCTCTCGGCACGTCCATTGGTGCCGAGGCGAGTGTCGCAGTCACCATCGACTCGTCGGACGGCGTCCAGTCCTCCGCGCTGAGTTGGGCCAAGCTCGTGGCCGAGGGTGTCGACCTCGAGGAGCGCCCCGCGACGTTGCGGCGGTGGTTCCCTGGACAGGTCCTCGAAGAGGGCCGGGTCTGGCTCAGGGGCACCACTCACAGCGCCGAGTATGGCGGTCCCGATGACCCGCCCGGACGACTCACCATCAGCATCGAGCGACGCCCGACGAGGGGCAGGACCATCCCAGGACCACAGGAGCGCGTCGACTCGACGACGTGGCCAGTGAGCGCAGGAGCCACCATCGACGACGCCGTCCTCGGTGCGACGTATCCTGTCCCGTTCGGAGCGCCGGGGCACAACCCGTCAGCGGCGTTCCCCGATCCGGCGATCCCCGCACTCCTGGTCGAGTATCAGTCCGTCGGCACTGATGACCGGTTGGTCTTTGCTCGCGGGCGCGTCCAAGCTATCGCCGTCGAGCTGTACGACGAGACCAACGTCCCGCCGATCCGAGAGAAGCGCACAGTCAAGACCATGCTCGACGCGCTCGGGCAGCGGGTGTCCTATGTCGATTTTATCGGCTCCGCGCTCATCGCGACGGAGGGGTCCAAGTATTACGTCGGGATGCTCGCCGATGGCGGGACGAACTACGGCGGCGGCACCATCGACACGCGGACGGGCAAGCTGGTGAGGAGCGCCGTCGAGGTCATCGAGTGGGCGCTCAGAATGAACGGGACAACGGTTGACTATGCGAGCATGGCTCAGCTTAGGTCGAGGCTTGGATCCTACTATTTCGACGGGGTCATCAACTCTCCAGTGGTGCCGTTCGACTGGCTTCGGCAGGAGATCCTACCGCTCATGAACCTCGTCGAGCGCGAGGGCGAGTTCGGCATCTATTACGCCCTGGAGCGGTGGGACTCTGACGAGGTCGACGCCGGCGTGAGGTTCGACGTCGACGCCGGCGCCATCCGACAGACCGCCCCGCTGGTGCTGCGAGAGGAGGGCGAGATCTACAACCAATTCTCAATCGAGTACGCCCCGCACCTCATCACCGGCAAGATGCTGCGCCGGCGTATCCTCACAGGTGACGCCGGTTTCATCGGCGACACTGGCGACCCAGCCATCACCGCAGACACCAGGGTGCTCGGCGACCTGCGCTGCGCACTGTCGCAACGGCTGTACCGCAGCGGCGACAACCGAACAGGCGTGAGGCCCGCGCCGCCGATCCGCTCGATGTCCGTCCGTGACGACGCCACTGCGGTGAGCCTGCTCCGAGACCAGGCAGCCAAGAGCGCACTCCCGAAGAGAGCCACCCAATTGACCGGCGGCACCGACTGGGAATGGCTCGAAGAGGGCGCCGTCGGTGTGTTCGTCAACAGCGCCGTCGGATGCCCTGGGAACATCTGCAGGGTGGACAATGTGACGGTCGGTGGCAGCGGCGATGTGGTCGTCGACATCACCCTGCTCGACGACCCGATCCAGACCTCGCGCCTCGTGTGATAGGGCGACCACTGGCGGCGGGTGTTATCATCCCGCGAGAGGCTGCAATGTCAAGACCACCAAAGACCGCCCCGAAGTCCGAATGGATCGCCTATGCCGACGACCTCGAGGACCTTCTCGAGCTGTCGGAGTTCGCCAGGTCGACGCCTGTCGCTGCCCCTGCCGCTGACAAGGTGGCCGAACTCGAGGCCGCCGCGCTCCAGTACCGCCGCGACATCGCCCAACTCAAGCAAGCGCTCCACACAGCCCTGCGAGGATAACCCATGGCCTCTGACTTCTCAGCCCTCACTGGACCTCTCGCCTACAGAGTGATCACGCTATCGGCGAACGTCGACCAGATGACCGAGGTGATCCCCCCGCCCTGGGCTGGACGCGTCTCAGCTCGATTCATCACCGACGCCGGCAAGGTGTCATCGATTGGCCCCGACGCTGGGACTGTCACTGACGATCACGACGCGGTCGCGGCGGGCGTACTCTACAGCGTGAGCCTCAATTACGACGGGCGAAAGGGCGGCAAGTCGACGACGGCGCTCATCTACTTTTCGACCGTCGCTGCATCTGCGACCAAGGTACGCCTCACATTCGAAGCGTCGGCAGGATAGCCGGTGGCGACCGAAACAGGTGAGCGCGCCACCCTCTATCAGATGGCGCCCGACCAGATGGTCAACCCCGGCGCGGACTACGAAGACCGAGAGCGATGGATGGAGCGCCACCGCTACCAACTCAGGGCACAGTGCGCAGCGTGGTCAGGGCGGGAGGCTGGCGGGATATTTGTCGCTGCCCCGGTTGTTGAGGTGGACCCCGTCAACGGATACCCCGGCGACAACGCGGTGCACTGCAGTGTCAGCGGCTATGCCCAGATAGCGCGCTCGATACATGCGACCATCGCGAGAGTAGTGGCCAGTGGTTAGCATCACCAGCAAACAAAGGCAGTGACATGGCTATAGAATCAGGAGAATCAGGAGGTGGCACACTGAGCACGCAGAATCTGCGGCACTATTCGGTGCTGCCCGCGAGCGACCATGCCGACAGCGTCTACTTCTATGCTTCGGTCGCAGCGCTCGCCGAGTGGGACCCCGGCGGAACCGACGTCAGCGCGCCAGCGGTCGACCCAGACGGGCGCGGCGCTCACTGCCAAGTGGTCGTCAATAGCGCTGGAGCATGGGCGGGCATGTACACCAACGCCATCCCGGCCGATGCTCGCTGGACGTTCACTGCCCCGATCCGGCACAACATGGTCGCCGGCGTCGTAACCCAGCAGATGGGTATCTTCGTCTCCGAGGACCTCGCTGCCGCTCCGACCACGTCGAACATGTGGACAATTAACTTCACCGTCGCGGCGGCATCCGACAAGGGCCAACTCAACTTCCAGCAGTTCAGCGACTACAACTCATACCTGGCAAATACGGAGCTGGCGCACACGTCTGACTGGGCTTCGTTTCACCTCTTCCGCTTGTACGTTGACACCGTAGCCGAGACGGTCGAGGCGTTGGTCAGTCGTGACGGTTCCACGTGGATCAAGTGGGGAGGCACGAGGACCACCTTCGGGCTGACGATCGCGTCCGTCGGCGTCGCTGGTATGACCAATCCGACAGCCGATTCACCCATGGACATCTACGCCGAATTCTTCCAGTTCCGAGCGACCAGCGACAAGTACCACCCAACCGGCGGACTGGTCACGATCGCCTAACCACAGGATGAGCATATGGGCGAGACCAAGGTCGATATCTCCACTGGGCGCCGAGCGTGCCCGCCAGCCGCTGGCGCATGGTATCTCGAGTCTGAACTCGCCGGCGTGGCTGCACCAGTCACCATCACGGCGTCCGAATACCTCTCGCTGGTGGCAGACTCCGACAACGCCGGCGACTTCGGCGACGCCGCGACGAGCATCCTCGGCGACTGGTACACCGACCAAGCTGACATCGAGCCCGCCGCAGCGACGCTCGCAGCACGTCGGGCGGCGTTCCGGGTGAGGCTGTTAGCGCAGTTCTCGGCCATCCGGCTGGCCGTCTAGCGCTGCTCGGTGTAGTCTGCAGTTGTTGACTCGCGACGGTTTGCTAGGGCCGCCCAGTGATGGGCGGCCCTCGCCGAATCAATCGAACCTGGCCCATATGCTGGACTCTTCCTCGGCACCCCGGGCGATATCGTGACCGCGACTGAAGGTGCCTCGGATGACCAGA